TCAAATTTTGGAGTTGGTGGATTGATAGTTCCTGCATTAACAACTGGAACGGCATCACTTTCAAAAGGTGGTGATATTCCACTTGCTGTTCTTGCAGGTTCATTGAGAATACAAGAATTATCAGTATTATCGGTAAAGGTAGATACTAATGGTCCTGTTTATGCTTTAGTAAAAAATCCACTTGTAAAATAAGGTAAAATATGAATGTTGAATCTTTCATAAAAAAATTAAAAGAATCAGAAGAATATCGTCAATTTGCAGAAGAAATTGCATTGGACGAAATGAGCACCACTGCTTCTGTTCCTGGATATCAAACACCGAATGCATTTGCTCCGAGTGAAAAAGAATTTGAAAAAAGTAGTAAAGAAAATGCAGAAACTCAGGGATATACAGTTGTTCCTAAAAAATCAAAACGAAATTATGAATCCATTTACAAACAGGCAATGGGTGTAATTAACGAGGGAACATATAAAGAATTTCGTGGTGATGAAAGCCGTAGCACGAATAGAAAAATAAATGATTCTATAAAAAATATAAACAAAACAATCTATGAAGTTGAGAGAGTCGTTGAACATGCACTCAAATTAAAAACAGAAATGAATGTTGATCAAAGAACTCTTTGGGGTGAATCCATGAGTAGATTGAGAAAAATATCAGAAAGAATAAACAGAATTACTAAAAAAATACACGAATTAGGTGCTTAAGATGAAACAACTACTCGTAGATACTATACTTTTTGCGGCAAATCCAAAATTGATTGCAGAATCGGAAAGAAAAAACAATGGTAAAGTCATAGTTTCGGGTGTTTTACAAAGAGCTGAGGCGAAAAATCAAAATGGTAGAGTATATCCAAAAAAGATTTTGATGCGTGAAGTAAAAAAATATGCTGCAACAAATATAAAAGAAAATCGTGCTCTCGGAGAACTTGACCATCCAGATTCATCTGTGATAAATCTTCGTAATGTTTCTCACAACGTTCTTGGTGTAGATTGGAAGGGAAATGATGTTGTTGGTACTGTTGAGATATTACCAACTCCGTCCGGAAACATTTTGAAACAGCTTCTTGGTGCAGGCATTCGTCTTGGTATATCATCAAGAGGATTGGGTTCAGTTGAAGAAATAAGTGAAGGTACAGTTGAAGTTCAAGATGATTTTGAATTGATAGGTTGGGATTTTGTTTCTAATCCATCAACACATGGTGCATTTATGTATCCAGACGGAATGCATGAGGGCATAAATGAGGGGTTAATAACAGAGGGGATTGATATGTCTACTATTTCAAAGATTGATCCTAAAATACAACGTATTCACAATAATATAACAAACATTATTTGTGAAATTGGAAATGTTTGTGAATGTATATTTGAAGGGAGATAAAAATGCCCTCATTATCACAACAACAACAAAAACTTATGGGATTGGCTCTTGCATATAAAAGAGGTAAAGTTTCTGGATCAGAAGTTAGTAAATCCGTAAGACAACTTGCAAATTCCATGTCTGAAAAAGAACTTGCAGCATTTGCAGGGACAAAACATAAAGGTCTTCCAAAAAAGGTTAGTGAATATAAAAAATCAATAACAAGAGAAGAAATAAACAAATTGGTTTCCGATGCAGTTGAAGAAGTGATGTCTGAAAAACTCAATGTTAAAGTATTGACATCTGAACAAAAACAAAAATACATAGAGGCAATATCACGGTATAACGAATATCGTGAGATAATTCATAGATCAAAGACACTTCCAGAAATAGTATCAGAAATAAAAAGACTTGTTGAATTTGCTTCAAAAAATATGGTAGAAGAATCTGGTGATTGGTTTGAAGGTGTATCACACAGAAGAAACTCAAAAAGATTAAAAGAATCGGTAAATGAATTTCAAAAAATATCAGAAAGAATAGTTAAGTTACAAAGAACCCTGGAGTCTATCTACGAGAATATAGGTAAACAACTCGGATCGTTTTATGAAATAAAAAATAAGGATAAATAGGTTATGTCAGACAGAGTTTTTACCACATCAAAACCTGCTCATGTAAAAGTAAAGGCAGGTGGAATGAATGTAGATACGATGATTAAAGTTTTTAAGCGTAAAGTGAAAGAAGCTGGTATTCTTGAAGAATATAAAAATCGTATGGAATATATTAAACCATCAAAAAGAAAATCTGAAAAAAGAAATGCAGCCGTAAGGAGACAACGCAAACTTGATTCAGAAAACATTTAATGGAGATGAGATGACCTTTGCTAGTCTTGAAAAACTAATTCGTGAAGAAACACGAAAAGTTGTTGAAAACCTGGAAAGGTCTTTTTCATTATATGAAAATGATGAAAAACCTGCAAGTGAAAATCCTGATAAGATGCTTGTTGTGAATAAAGAAAGTGGAAAATCTTATTACATAAACAAAGATAGTTTTGATCCATCTAAACATCAAACATCTTCATCTAAAACCCCCAAAAAAGAAGAAGAAGAACCCGCTGCAGATTCTACACCAACAGAAACTCCTGCGGAAGAACCAACTGCAAAAGAAAAACCTGCTGAAGAAGAACCAAAATCAGATTCAACTGAAACTCCAGAAGAAGAAAAAAAAGACGATAAGGATTCAGGTGATGAATCAAAACCAACATCCGATTCTGAAAAAAAATCAGATGATACAAAACCAGCAGAGGAAAAACCGGCAGAGGAAAAACCAAAAGAACCCAATGAAGAAAAAACGGGATTAAAAACTGTTGGTTTTTTGAATAAAGTAGACACCAGAGATTTGGATATAAAAACTGATAATTTATATCCAGAAACGCGTGATCAACTTTTACAATATGACTATGAAGACATAATTGATATGTATGATTTAAGTATGGGTGATGAAAAGGTAAAATTTTCAAAATTGTATAAAAAAATAGAAATGATTGCTGTTTCTAAACATAGTTTGATAAGTAAAGGTAAGTTAGATAGACAGACTGTATTGGCACTAAATCATTATTATCTAAATTCGGAAAAAATAAATAATATAATACGGTTTTCAAAACCATCTGTTTCAAAAAAAGAAATCGAACTTCAAATAAAATTGGGAAAACCAAAAGAAGGCGATGCAAGAGAAAAGATGTACAATAGTGCAATGAATGCATTTACGATAAATGAAATGGATTATGCATTTTCAGAACAACCACAAATGCTAAAGTATAGTATATTGTCATATAGATTCGTTCAAAATGAAAATGTATTACAAATGTTTATAGATGCAGGTCAATGGGTTGATAAAACATTTGTAACAACATCATTGAATCCGTTGATATGTGAAGGTGGTGATAAGAAAAGAATGCCTTTATTTGAATTTTTTATTCCAGCTGGAACATCTGTATTAACTTTACCATGTCATTCCAATGATTACTGTCACGAAACAGAAGTAACACTTCCGAGAAATTGTAGATATACAATTCAAGGTTTTAATGAAACCAGAAATATCTATAAAATTTTAGTAGAGGAAAACTATGGCAGATGAAAAGAAAATAGATACAAAAGACCGTGATAAACGTTATATGTATACTGAAAATGATGTAAAATCACTTTTTCAGTATGGTCCTACAAAAAAATCTGATCAAAAAATAGAAAAAAAATAAATTAGTTTATAGTTATAGTTACGAAATACTCTATCTGTTATAGAGTCCGATATTATTTTTATTGCAATTAGTGTTTCAAATAACACTAAAATAGTTGGAGATTTTTATGAATGATTTATTGAAAGAAGCTATTGCAGATGCAAAAGCCGTCAAGGAAGTAGCATTAGCAAACGCTAAACTCGCACTGGAAGAGGCATTCACTCCGCGTTTGCAGTCTATGCTTTCTCAAAAGTTGGCAGAGGAGGCAGAAGCCGAGGAGCCAGTTGAGGAAGGTGAGGGTGAAGAAGAAGCACCCGTAGAAGAATACGGATTCTATAGCGAAGGTGAAGATGAAGAACCTGCTATGGAAGAAGGTGAAGAAGAAGAAGCACCGGTTGAAGAAGGTGAAGATGAAGAAGCACCTATGGAAGAAGGTGAAGATGAAGAAGCACCTATGGAAGAAGGTGAAGATGAAGAGCAAACAATGGATGAAGAATTGATGGAAATTATTCGTCAATTAGAAGAAGACATTGATTCATCTGAAATCGGAAAAGGTGATAATGCAAAACCATCAAAGGTTGCTTCAGATGACAGCACAGAAGACAAATCTGAAAAACTCGTTCAATTAGTTGAAGAAGAAGATGAAGATTCAGAAGAAGTTGCTGAAATCAAAGAAATTCTTCGTGCTCTTCGCGAGGAAGAAGGTGAAGAAGAAGCGGCTCCCGTTGAAGAAGGTGAAGATGAGGAAGAAGTAGACATAAAAGAAGTTCTTCGTGCTCTCCGTGAGGAAGAAGACGAAGAAAAGGTTGAAGAAGCAGAAGAAAGTGAAAAAGAAGTTGCAGAAGCAAAACTTCGTGAAGCTTATGCAGTTATTTCATTCTTGCGTTCTAAAATCAATGAAGTCAATCTTTTGAACTCAAAATTGCTTTTCTCTAACAAGTTGTTCCGCAAACACTCACTTAGCGAAAAACAAAAAATGACTGTTATCGAAAACTTCGATCGTGCATCAAGTCTTCGTGAAGTCAAATTAGTTTTTGCAACACTTAGCGAATCGTTTAGAACAACAAAAGTTAAACCTATCAAGGAATCTTTTGCTTCTAAACCAACAGCAAGTACACGCCCATCAAAGCCAATTTTGAATGAAGGTGATGATATGGCAAATCGTTTACGTAAATTAGCAGGTTTGAAATAATTTTTTAAGGAAAACAAAATGAGTATACAATCTTTATTGAATGCCTCTGGGAATCCCCACAAGGCACTTATCAAAGAAAACAAGCAAATTGTCAATAAATGGCAAAAAACTGGTCTTCTTGATAATTTGAAAAACGAGTATGAGAAGAACTCAATCGCAATACTTCTCGAAAATCAAGCAAAACAACTTATTGAAGAATCAAACAGAACAGGTACAGCAGCTGGTTCAGAAGAATGGGCTGGTGTTGCACTTCCATTGGTTCGCCGTATTTTCTCTGAAATTGCTGCGAAAGATTTCGTTTCTGTTCAACCAATGAACTTGCCTTCTGGTCTTGTATTCTATCTAGACTTCAAATATGGTTCAGCACAACCTGGATTCACAACCGGTTCCGGTAGAACATCACAGGCAGATTCAGTATTCGGTATCACCGGTGCTGGTGCTAAAGATGCTGATCCTTCAGGCGGTCTTTATGGTGCAGGTCGTTTCGGTTATTCTATTAACGATGCCGTAACAAGTTTAACATCTGCATCTACATTGTCAGGTACAAACTTTGTAACTGGTTCAGTAACACACAATACACCATCATTATTCCAACATGATACAGAGTTCCAAAATTCTTACTCTGCATCACTTGCCGGTGGTAATATATTTACTGTTACAGTTTCATCTGCATCATTTACAGATGCTGATTATGAAGGTGTTCGTGCATTTAAGATTACTGGTTCAACTATTAAGGGTTATTTCCCTCAATATACAACCACAAATTCAACAAACACACAAGTTACTTTCGTAGTTTCAGCATCCGCAGTTCCAACTGCAGCTGATGTTTACTATGAAAAGCAACCTATTGCTTCAAATCGTGGTGATTTTGAAGAAGGTGCTGCTGGTGCAGCTCTTGACATTCCTGAAATCAATCTTGAATTGCGTTCAGAATCCATCGTTGCTAAAACACGTAAGTTGAAGGCAGTATGGACACCTGAATTTGCACAAGATTTGAATGCATACCACTCAATCGATGCAGAAGCTGAATTGACATCA